ATTATTGAGCAACTTTAATAATAATAGTGTATGCTTACAAGCTTTAAGTATTTATAATCTCTCTTCGCCTGTTTTTTCTTTGCTTATTCCAATATTATTTCTTTTATTGCCCTTTTTTATAATAAAACTGCAAGGACATAAAATAACATTTGGACTATATTTTGAACATTTGAAAAGTGTGTTTTCTAACCATATTATAGGGCAAGTATTTTCTTCATTTAGTAATACTAATTTTACAAATAAAATTTATTTGCTTTTTAGTTTTGGATTCTATATTTTTCAAATGTATTTAAATTTTACTAGTTGTATTAAATATTTTACAAACATTAAATTTATTCATGAAACACTATATGATATTAAACATTATATAATGAGTTCATTAAATAAATACAATAATTTTTTGAAATATTCTAAAGATTTAAATAATTATAAATATTTTAATGATGCTATTAATAAAAATATAGGTATTTTTACATCTTATTTAGACGAATTGAATAGACTTACACCATATACTTTAAATATTAATAAACTAATAGAATTAGGACAACTAATGAAATGTTTTTATTCCTTAAATAAAAATGAGAGTATTATAAATAGTTTGTATTTTTCATTTGGATTTAATGGTTATTTGAAAAATTTAGAAACATTGCAAAATTTTATAAATAATAAAGTTATGAATTATTGTAATTATAATAATTCTAAACCTACCTCTTTTGATGATGCTTATTTTGCTAATTTAAATAGTATTGAAAAAGATGACTGTAAAAAGGATGATGACTGTAAAAAGGATGACACTATAATTACTAAAACTAAGATTGTTAAAAATTCATATACACTAGATAAAAATATAATTATTACTGGACCAAATGCTTCCGGTAAAACTACTTTATTAAAATCTACATTATTTAATATTATTTTATCTCAACAAGTAGGATGTGGATTTTATAATAGTGCCTCAATAAAAGTATATGATCATATTCATTGTTATATTAATATTCCAGATACTGGAGGACGCGATAGTTTATATCAAGCAGAAGCAAGACAATGTAAAAATATATTAGAAACAATAGAAAATAATCCTACTAAAAATCACTTTTGTGTATTTGATGAATTATATAGTGGAACTAACCCAGATGAAGCAATTGATAGTGCTTATGGTTATTTAAATTATTTAAATAAATTTAATAATATAGATTATGTTTTAACAACACATTACATTAAATTATGTAAAAAATTAAATAAACAAAACAATAATTTCTATATGAAAGTAAATAATAATGCTAAAGATTTTGAGTATACCTATAAAATTAAAAAAGGCATTTCAAAAGTAAAAGGAGCAATGAAGGTACTTAAAGATTTAAACTATCCCGAAAATATTATTACAAATATGAAAAATTAAATATTATTATTCGTTAAACAATACTTAAAATAATATAATTAAACATTAATATAAATGTCATTTTTATTTAAATTTATAGATTCAGGATTTTTATTAACACTTGGATTAGTTTTATTAATAAGTGGCGGAATTATGTTATATTGTTATAGACGACTAAATTTATTAGAAAAAAGTTTAATTGAGCATGGTAAAATATTGCAAAATTTTATTATAAATTATAATATGCAAATGCAACATTTTAGTTTAGTAAATAATTCACTTCATAGTAGCAAAAATAAATCTAACACTAGTACTAATGATGAAACTAATAGAACTGAATATGTTGAATTTGATAAAATTAAAAAAATTAATTTAGGAGAAAAAATAGCTGTATCTGATGACGAAGACGACGATGACGAAGACAATGATGATGATGAGGAAGATGAAGACGATGATAAAGATGATAAAGATGATAAAGAAGATGATGAAGATGAGCAAGATGAGGATGACGAAGATGACGAAGATGATGATGACGAAGATGACGAAGACGATGAAGATGATGAAGATGTTGAAGATGACGAAGATGTTGAAGATAAAAAAAAATCAAAAATTAACGTAAAAAAAGATAATCTAGATAATTTAGCAATTTCTAATAATAAATTGGTAGAAAATTTAGAAGATGTAACCGATTTAACTGATTTGGAAAATATTGAATTAAATGAACCAAATATTTCAAATAGTGATGATGAAACATTTTTTAATAATTTACCTATAAACTTGACTTCATTTACTTTAGAAACAAATAATAATCAAAAAATAATAAATTTAGAAACTGTTGAAAATTCAAACGATAAAACAGGTGAGCGAAGAAACTATTCAAAAATGAAAGTAGACGATTTAAAGAGTTTAGTTGTTACCAAAAATTTAACAGATAATGAAACAGCACAAAAAATGAAAAAATCTGATTTAGTAAAATTATTACAAAACTAATAGCAAAATATTAATTAATAAAAGTTAATACATAATAAAAATTAATATTATTACATAATATAATATTAATTTTATGAGTTGGGGAACTTGTTATAGTGGCTCTAATAACATTCATTTCAATTTTCCTCCTTTAATGGATGATTCTAGATTATTTAGCAATTATTATTCATCTGCACTCAATGATAGTGTTTTCCAAAATAATAAAAATATAAAAAATAATAGTGACTACAGAAAATATTTACAAACAAATGCTGATAATATTATTAAAAATAACCAATATGTTTCTTTTAATGAGTGTGGCGCAAATGCATATACTAACTCAGATGTTTTACTTTCCAACCAAACTCCTTATATTTTTAACTCGATTTTATCACGCGACCAACCATATGGATATGAAACAAGTGATTTAAAAAATGTATATTTGTCTAAACAACAATTAGATGCACAAAAACATGTATCAAAGTATGTAATTAATGCTAATGAATAAATTTTTATATTTTATAGAATTTTATATTAATATAATATTAATATAAAATGGCTTATTTTGATGATTTAATGGCGCCTTTTGGCAAAGAGCATTGTATGTTTTTTTATTATATAGGATATTTTAGTTTAATAGCAGTATTTGTTACACTTATAGGAATAATAATAGCTTTAGTTAAAAAGAAGTACAACGTAGTTGGTTTTGCAATATCATATTTCTTGATCTTTGTGCTGATGTATTATATTTATAGATTACAATATTCAATATGCTTAGGTGCTTATAAATAAACTTATTTTATAATATATAAAAACAAATGAATAAATATTATATAATTAATTAATAATATATAATATTAATAATAATATTAATGAAAATATTAAGCATTGATATTGGTATTAAAAATTTAGCATATACGATTTTAGAATGTGATGTTAATGTTAATGCTAATGTTAATGCCAATGAATTAAAAGATTTTAAAGAATTTAAAATTATAAAATGGGATGTAATAAATTTATGTAATAAATTAATTTCTTGTAATGAAAAATGTTGCACAAAAGAAGCCAAATTTCATAAAGACAATGTATTTTATTGCAAAAATCATACAAAAAAAACCGAATATAGTTTACCAACATGTAATATTAAAACTTTACATAAACAATCTGTTGCAAATCTCTCCACACTCATTGAACAATATCAAATTAAAATAGAGAAACCTATAAATAAGGCATCATTAATAAAATTACTAGAAGAATATTTAAACTCTACTTGTTTTGAAGTTATTGAAACTATTAACGCAAATAATGTAAATTTAATAGATATAGGAATTAGTATTAAAAATGAACTTAATGAATTATTCAAAAATTTTGAATTGTCTAGTATTGACCAAATTATTTTAGAAAATCAAATAAGTCCAATTGCAAATAGAATGAAAACTATTCAAGGAATGATATCTCAATATTTTATTGATTGTAACAATTATAATATTAGATTTATATCCGCAACAAATAAATTAAAACCATTTATTAACAAAGAAAGCAAATATATCAATGATTATAAAGATTATTATATTAATAACGACATTAAAGATGTTAAAGACATTAAAGACGTAAAAGAAAAAAAATTATCATATAATGAGCGAAAAAAACTTAGCATTTATTATACAAAACAACTATTAGAACATAAAAATATGTCTCAAGAACTTGCTTTTTTTATTAAGCATTCAAAAAAAGATGACTTAGCAGATTGTTTTTTGCAAGGAATTTATTATTTAGAAAATTTTAATACATTAAAATAATCATTTATTATTTATTAATTATTAATTAATTAATATATAATATATAATGCGGAGTATTTAAAAATTAAACTTCTATTTTTATCATAATAGTTTTAATGGATATTGTAGAAATAGAACCTGAAACTTTAAATATTGATAATTTTCAAATTCCAGAATTTAAAATAAATGATTCAGACATAGACGGCGATATAGAAGAAATTATATCAAAAAAACCATCATCTAATTTTGGAGGCGGTATTGAATTATTAATGAATGGGAAAAATATAACTGATAAAAAAGCATCAACATCAATAGATATTGAAGATATTACTAGTTTAGAAAACGAATTAAATAATTTAACAGAAAATAGTAGTTCAAAACATTTTGATGATAAACTAAAGTTAAACACTAATATTGAGTCGTCAGATAATAAAAAAGAAATAAACTATAATCAATCAACTGGTGCAAATAAGAAATCAATTTTTGGAGGTTTATTTGGTGATTCTAAAAATAATGGTGCAAATGTAAAACCTGTTACAAAAAATAATGAATCTGATCCAATAAATTTAGGTAAATCAACAGCAAATATGAATGAAAATAAAACATGGGATGGCTTTGGTAAATTTAATAATGTACCAATAAATTTAGATAAAGCACAAGAAAAACCAGAATTAACTAAAGAAGAAGAATTAAAAGAAAAATTCAAATATTTACGCAAGTTAGAAGACTTAGAGAGAAAAGGGGTAACGCTTAGCAAGCGTTATAATATGGATTCTAATTTAAATGAAATGATTGGAGAATATGAGACCATTATTGCCGAAAAAGAAAAATCTAATGCAATTAAGTTTCAAGGAAAAATGTTAATGGCTTGTATTACTGGATTAGAATTTTTAAATAATAAATTTGATCCTTTTGACATTAAACTAGATGGTTGGGGTGAACAAATAAATGAGAATATTGATGAATATGATGAAATTTTTGCTGAATTACATGAAAAATATAAATCTAAAGCAAAAATGTCTCCCGAATTGAAATTATTGTTTCAATTAGGCGGTTCAGGAATGATGATTCATATGTCAAATACATTATTTAAATCTTCGATGCCAGGTATGGATGATATTATGCGTCAAAATCCAGAATTAATGAAACAATTTACTCAGGCTGCTGTTAATACAATGGGTCAATCTAAACCTGGATTAGGTGGATTTATGAATGGACTATTTGGAAATAATGGTGCTAATCCAGGATTTGGAGCATCAATGCCACCAAATGTTAATTCGGGACCACCCCCACCACCTATTGAGTCTAAATTACCTGAACGCAGTCAAAGAGTGCAAAACATCATAAATCGTCCAGATATTATGTCGGCACGTGGTATGGAAATAGATAATGGTGAAGGTAATCCTTTTAGCGAACAG